CCTTTGGCCAGCTGTACCGCACCAAGGGCGACGCGCCACCGTGGGAGGATTTGCACGCGAAGTCAGAAGGCAGCGCGTACAATCTTGGCGACGTGCCGATCTGGGCGCTGCTGGTCTTCCTCACCGTTGACGTGCAAAAAGACCACCTGGTCCTGGTTTGGCGTGGCTGGGGTTATGATTACCACAGCATTCTGATCGGCCGCGAGCAACTGTGGGGTGGTACCGATGAGGGCAAGGTGTGGCGAAAGCTCGATAAGGCCTTTGAGCGCGAGCTCGCGCCCGGGGTCTACGTTGACGCCATCTGCGTCGATGCCGGCTATCGTCCCGAACGCGTGTACGATTTTGTTTCTAAACATCAGGCGCAAGGTGCCTATGCTTCACTTGGTCGCGATCGGCCCAATCGCATCTATGCGCCGTACAATATCGAGACGACGCGACGCGGCAAACGACTCTGGGGCGGCATGCAGCACTGGGTCATCGATCATGGCTATTTCAAGGGCTGGGTACACGATCGCATCAAGTATCCGGAGGGCGAGACGGGTGCCTGGCTATTACCGAAAGACGTCGGCGATGACTATTGCAAACAAGTCGTCAACGAGCAGCGCGTCCGTACAGCTGCCAACCGCAATATCTGGGTAAAGCGTGGCGTCAATGACTATCTGGACTGCGAAGGAATGCAAGTTTTCTTGGCACACGTCGAAGGTGTACGTAATCTACCACCACCGGGCGGCGGTGATGATGATGACAAGTCGCTCGAGGATCTGGCCCGGGAAATGAATGAGTGAGGCTGCTATGGCATTGACAAATCAGCAAAAGCTGGACCAGGCGCGCGAGGCGTATCACCTTCTGCGTACCGGTCAGCAGCGAGTGCAGGTGCGCTATGGCGAACGCTCTGTGACCTATACCGCGGCCAACAGGGCGGATCTGGCCGCTTACATCGCCGAACTAGAAGAGCTTACGGGTGACTTCTCGCTCACCAAACGTGGCGAGCCGTTTTCGGTGCAGTGGTCATGAACGCTGTCGTACAGGGTCAGCTAGTAGATGTCCAGGGCCGACCGTTGATGCAGGAGACCAGCGGCACGGCGCACTACGGCGCCGACCTGCTTGCGCCGGAGCTCAGAGGCTGGTACCCGCAGGAACTTTCGGCCGATGCCGAACTGCTCCCCGAGTTGCCGATCCTTCGCGCGCGGACCGCGGATCTGATTCGCAATCACGGCCTCGCCTCCGGTGCGGTGCAAACCCATCTCGACAACATCATCGGTCCGAATCTGCGGCTGTCGCTAAAACCGAATCATCGCCGGCTCGGTATCAGCGTGGAGGCTGCGGCCGAGTGGGCGCGGATTGCCGAGGCGGCGTTCCTTGAACATGCCGAGGATCCGGAGTGCTTTATCGACGCCAGTCGCCGGCATACCTTCAACGGCTTACTGCAGCTGGCCTATCGTTCCTATCTGACGAGCTTTGAGTCTTTGGCCACGGTCGAGTGGCTACCGGATCGTCCGGGCTCACATTACGCGACTGCGATCCAGCAGCTTGATCCGGCGCTGCTGTCGAATCCGGACGGCGAGCAGAATGGTCCGTACCTGCGCGACGGCGTTGTGCTCGGTCTAATGGGCGACCCGGTAGCGTATTGGCTTGCCTCCAGCCTCAACAATGATTCGTTGCAGTTCGGCAGTGCCATTCGGACCTGGAAGCGCATAGAACCGACGACGCCATGGGGCCGACGTCAGATCGTGCATGTCTTCGATGGTGAGAAGCCCGGACAAAGCCGCGGCAAGACCGGCATTGTCAGTGTTATCGCCAAGACCAAGATGCTCGAAAAGCTCGAGCAGTCCACGCTGCAGGCCTCGATCCTCAACGCGATGTATGCGGCCGTAGTCGAGTCGCCGGTCGCCTGGGAACTGATTGGTGCCAGCCTGGGTGCCAAGAATGATCGCGCCAAGCGCGTCGATGGTATGCAGACGTACATGCAGGACCGCAACACCTGGCACAAAGAGGGTTCGATTCGGTACAACGGTATCAAGATTCCGCACCTGTATCCGGGCGAGAAGCTAGAGATGTTGACGCCGAAGCATCCGAGCGCCGCCTTTGCCAGTTTTGAAGAGGCCGTGCTCAGGCACCTGGCTGGCGGTTTCAACATGACCTACGAGCAGTTTAGCCGCGACTATTCGAAAACCAACTACTCGAGCGCGCGCGCCGCGATGATTGAAGCCTGGCGCTTTTTCTCCGGTCGCCGTCATTTCATCGCCGCCAAAGTAGCGACGCAATACATGGCCGTGTGGCTAGAAGAGGCGATGGATCGCGGCGATGTCCCGACGCCGGCGGGCGCGCCTGACTTCCTGGAAGCCAAGGCCGCCTACATTCGCGCGCAATGGATCGGCCCGGGCCGTGGCCACATCGATCCGCTCAAAGAAGAAAACGCGATCACTATATCGCTGTCGAACTACACCACGACGCTCGAAAAGGAATGCGCCGAAAAGGGTCTCGACTGGGAAGAAGTACTCGAGCAACGTGCGCGCGAAGCGAAGCGGCGCAAAGAGCTCGAGCAGGAGTTCAGTGTCAGTCTCGCGCCAGATGGCGACGAGGTCGCCAAGGTCGATCCAACGGTCGATAGCGCGGACGATATCGAGCAGGCGCTGGCCGAGGGCGATATCGATCGCGACGAAGCCGAGGATCGCATAGACGAGGCCGTCACCAACGGTGATTTCGACGAGATCGAGGCAGCGGATCTGCGCGAGCGCCTGAACGCCTACGGCATGGCGGTGCGTGCTGGCGCGATTACGCCGCAGCCAGCTGATGAGCGGACCTTCCGCGAGCAGATGCAGTTGCCACTGATGTCCAGCGAAGTCGAGCAGTCCTGGTCGGATGTCGATGGCGGCGTCCGCCGGCCGGTGACATTGGCACAGCCTGCCGCCTCGACAGCACCCGCGGTATCATCCTCTGCAAGCGAGCGATCCGAAGACGACGACGAGGCCAAAGCCGATGAGTGATGACAACGACCGACAAGCCAGCAACTACGCGATGACGCCGACGGATCCGACCGCGTTCGCGCACATCTCGGCGCGGGTATTCGATACGCCGTTGCTGATCGAGCAAGGCAAGCTCGAGCAAATCCTCGCGGTACTCGGGCCGCGGCTTGGTTTTGATGGTCCGTCCGTGGCGCACCCGGCTGTCGCGGTCCAGGAGCGACGCGATCGACTGGAGCAAATGGCGCAGCTGCAAGGTGCGCGCGCGGTTTGGAATCGTGAGGGCGGTTATTTCAACATCGGCCGGGTCGCGGTGATACCGATCATCGGTACGCTGGTACAGCGTTCAAGCTGGCTAGGCGCGCTCTCCGGACTAACGTCCTATGTCGAGATCGAGCACAGCTTCACCGAAGCGATGGCCGACCCGGCGGCCGATGAGATCATCTTCGAGATCGACTCGCCTGGCGGCGAAGTGGCTGGCGCGTTCGACCTGGCCGATCGCATCTTTGCCGCGCGTGGCGAGAAGCCGATGACCGCGATCGCGGCCGAATTCTCCGCCTCTGCCGCCTATCTACTGGCTTCGGCCGCCGACCAGGTAGTGCTGCCGCGGACAGCGATGGTCGGTTCGATTGGCGTGGTCGCGGCGCACATGGATATATCAAAGGCCATGGCAAAGACCGGTCGCGTGGTGACGTTTGTCTATGCCGGCGAGAAAAAGATCGACGGCAATCAGTTCCAGCCATTGCCCGAGCGCGTGCGGGCAGAGTGGCAGGCGGACATCAATGCGCTTTACAATCTGTTCGTCTCGGCGGTGGCACGGAATCGCGGCATCAATGAGAACTTGATTCGTGAGACCGAGGCAGGCATGTTCATGGGCGAGCGAGCTGTCGAAGCTGGTTTGGCCGACCGGGTAAACACTTTCAGCGATGAGGTGCATAATGCGAGTCTGGGACAGGCGAACGAGTTTCGTCTCACTGCAACCAAAGAGGGCAAAACGATGAGCGACAAAGACAAGGCCGCGCAGGAACAGCAGATCGCCGAGGCCCGTACCGAAGGCGTCGCGGAAGGCCGCAAGGCGGCTATCGAGGAAAACGAGAAGGCCGTCGAAGCGGCGAAAGCCGCAGCAAGCACGGCCGAGCGCGAGCGTATCAAGTCGATCGTGACGCACGAGCACGCCGAGGGTCGTGAGACGTTTGTCGCGCACCTGGCCTTCGAGACCGACACCGACGTCGACGAAGCGGGCAAGATGCTTGAAGCGGCGCCGAAAGGCAGTGGCGAATCGGCACTCGAGCGCGCCATGCGCGAGCACGGAACGCCGGCCATCTCTTCGGCCGAGCTACCAGCTGGCGATGCTCCCAAACTCAACCTTGACCCGACGGCGATTTACAGGCGGCTCAACTCGCCGTATAAAGCCGACGAACAAGGCCAGCAATAGACGGCGCTGCAGCTCGCGTCCATAACTCTCACTGAGGGCATGCCATGAATGTGAAAAACGAAACGCTTCCGCACGCTGGGGGCTACATCCGTACGGAGCTGGGAACCTATTCCCGGGAGATCGTGACGATCAACCTGGGTCAGAAGCTGCAAGCCGGCGCAGTGCTCGGCAAGCTGACCGGCAGCGACGCCGGGCAATATGCAGCCTACGATAATGGCGCCAGTGATGGTTCCGAACAGGCAGCGGGGATTTTGTACGACGACGTCGACGCGACCGATGCTGACGTCAAGGGCGTGGCGCATGTCCGCGGGCCGATGGAGGTCCACAACGGCCGGCTCGTGTTTGCAACCGGTCAGGATCAGGCAGCACAAGACGCTGCTATCGTTGATCTTGCCGCGCTCAACATCATCGCCCGGTCATAGGTCCGGACGGCAACCGTAACTAACTGACGGAGAAAACCATGCCAGATATGGACGTTTTCAAAGCCGATGCTTTCAGTCTGCGCAGTCTGACCTCGGCCATCAACCAGGCACCGTATGTGCCCGGGCGTATTGGACAAATGGGTCTGTTTCGATCGAGCGGCATCACCACGACCGCCGCGCAGATCGAGATTCGTGACGGCGTTCTGTATCTGATCGAAGCCCGTCCGCGTGGCGCGGATCCGAAGCTCAACGAGGATGTGGCCCGCAAGATGGTGCCGCTCAATACCGTGCACCTGCCAGTCAGCGATCGCGTTGAGGCGGACGAAGTGCAGAACATTCGCGCTTTCGGCACGGAGAATGTGCTGCAAACGATCCAGGGCAAGGTCGACGAAAAGCTGACAACCATCCGTCAGAGCTTCGAGGCGACGCTGGAATGGCATCGGCTCGGCGCGCTCAAGGGCATCGTGCTCGACGTTGACGGCTCGACGGAGCTATACAACCTGTACACCGTGTTCGAGGTGTCGAAGTTGTCGACGGTGTATTTCGATCTGTCCGCCGCCGAGCCCTCAGATGGCGATGTGCGCAAGAAATGTCACGCGATCCAGCGGCTCATTGAAGACGAACTCGGCGCCGCGACCTATACCGGTATCCACGGCTTTGTCGGTAAGACCTTCATGGACAATCTCGTCTCGCACAAAGAGACACTCAAGGCGTATGACCGCTGGATGGACGGGCAAGCTTTGCGCGAGTCGTTTGCCCGCCGCAGCTTCGCCTATGCCGGCATCATGTTCGAGGAATACCGCGGCAAGGTCGGCGGCACGCAGTTCATCGGTGACGAGGATGCCGAATTTTTCCCGACAGGCGTCCCCGACTTGTTCCGCAACGTGTATGCGCCGGCGAACTACATCGAGACCGTCAACACGGTTGGTCTGCCGTTCTATGCCAAGCAGACACTCGATCGCAAGGGCCGCTTCGTCGAACTCGATGCGCAATCGAATCCGCTGCATTACTGCACGCGGCCTCGGGTGCTGATCTCGGGTCAGGCGGGCACTGAATAGGCTGACTGAGCATGTCGAGTCTCGCTGACGCTCAACGCGAGCTCGACGCGCAGATTTTCGCGGACATCGGCGAGCTGATGCTTGTCGATTCCGCGGAGATCCCCGGAGTATTCTTCAAACGCCCACGCGAGCTCGACATGAGCGACGGCACCTTTGTTGGCGTCGACATTTCCTTCGATTGCCAGATCACCGACGCGGTTGCCGCGCTCGAGCGCAACGATTCGGTTTCAATCGTCGGCCGCGACGACGCCGGCGGCGAGCGCGATCTCGGCACCTATCTGTTTCAGCGCCGCCTGCCGAACAATGCCGACGAGTCCGGCCGCGTGACCTGCGAACTCGGCTACGACGAATGACGACCCGCTTGCAACAGATTCGCGACGGCATCATCGAGGCGCTCAATCAGCGTGGTGCGCCAACGAAGGCGACCAAGCGCCGATGGAGCCCCGATCAGGAACTCGAAGCTGACGAGGTCCGCGCGGCGGTGCTGTTCCACCGCGAGCGTACAGAGCGGGTAGGCGGGCCTGGCAGCACAACGAAAAAACGCGATCACACCATTGCCGTGCAGGCAGTGACGGCCGTCAGCGATCCGGCCGACATCGACGATGCGCTGGAGGTGTATCGTGATTGGATGGTGGCGCAGCTAGGTGATAATAAGCTCGGTGGTTTGGTACACGAAATCGATGAAGGGGAAACGTCTTGGGAGACAGCGAAGCTCGAGCGGATTCACGGTGCATTCACGACGCTGTGGCGGGTCCAGTACCAGACTCGTGTCGACGATTTGTCCGAGCCGCACTAACCCGGGACGGCCTGCAACTT